ACTTAACGAGCATATCATTATACTTAAAGCATTTTAGTATGAATTCTGATAAATAGTACTATGCCACAAGATCAAATAGGATATAAAAGTAGAGAAGACCTTATAAAAGAGTTGCAATTACGATTGGCTGACGGAATGGTAGATGTCGAATTAGACAGAGGTCATTACGATGTTGCAATAGATAAAGCAATAGCAATCTATAGACAGTTAAGTGCAGGCTCAGTAGAAGAAAGTATTATATTTTTAACTACTCAAGAAGGTGTCACTGAATACACTCTCCCAGATGAAGTTATGGAAGTTAGAAGAATGTATCGTAGAGGTATAGGTACTAACAGCGGTGGCGGTACTAACTTTGATCCATTTGATGTTGCATTCAACAATATGTACATGCTACAAGCCGGCCAAATAGGCGGACTTGCAGTATTTGATGCATTTGCACAATATAAAGAAACAATCGGGCGTATTTTTGGAAGTGAGTATAATTTTCTTTGGAATAGAAATACTAAACAGTTAAAAATTTTAAGAAACATACGTCACGAGGAAGAAATTGCTGTAGGTGTGTATAACTTTATTCCAGAAAGTTTATTATTAAAAGACATATACGCAAGTAATTGGCTAGGTACCTACGCATTAGCACAAAGTAAAATGATTCTAGGTGAAGCAAGAAGTAAATATCAATCAGGCTTACCAGGCGCCGGTGGAGCAATTCAGTTAAATGGTGAGGCTCTAAAAGCAGAAGCACAGACAATGATTGATAGTCTCAAAGAAAGTATTCATAATATGGAAGAAGGCAATATGCCTTTAAACTTTATAATAGGTTAATATGATCATAGGTATTTGTGGATTTATTGGTAGCGGTAAAGATACAGTAGCAAAAATGATGGTAGACAAAGGCTGTGTTCAAGACAGTTTTGCGGCACCAGTTAAAGATGTTTGCTCTAGTATATTTGGCTGGTCCAGAGAACTATTAGAAGGCGATAATGTAGAAAGTAGAGACTTTCGAGAAACTCCGGACTTATACTGGACTAGAAAATTAGGTGTACCGAATTTTACTCCCAGACTAGCATTACAATTATTAGGAACAGATGTATTAAGAAACCATTTTGATCAAGACATCTGGATTAATAGTTTAGAATATCGAATGCGTAAATTAACAGAAAATGCACCGTGCGTAGTTATAAGCGATGCTAGGTTTAGAAATGAACTAGATGTTATTAAAAAAATGGGCGGAGTAGTTATTTGGGTACAACGTGGCGAGTTACCTGAATGGTTTGAAACGGCATCTAAGGCATACGATAATGTCGTTGCTAAGAAGATAATGACAACTAAGTACAAAGACGTACATGAAAGCGAATGGAACTGGGCAGGATATCCAGTAGACTATGTAATTGATAATAATGGTGATCTAGACCATTTAGCAAGGCAAGTAGCGGATATAAGAGACTGGGATACTGGAAAGTTTAAAGAATCTCTTAAATTAGTATAATATCGCTTAATATCGAATAATTTCCTTAAATACACAAAAATATCTATTTGTGATAAATATATGAATACGAGTAACGTATCTAATATATTAGGAGAACATTATGGCGACATTGACTAGCCCTGGTGTAAGTATAACAACATCCGACGAATCTTTCTATGCTCCTGCAGGAGCCGGTACAGTACCTTTGATTGTGATCTCAACAGCACAAGATAAGTCTGCACCAGACGGAAGTGGAACAGCAAGTTACACTACATCAGCCAATGCAAACAAACTTCAATTGATTACAAGTCAAAGAGAGTTATTACAAAATTACGGAAATCCAGTATTCAAAACTAGTGGTGGAACAGCACTACATGGTAATGAACAAAATGAATATGGATTATTTGCCGCATACAGTTTTTTAGGTATTGCTAATCGAGCCTATGTCTTAAGAGCAGACATTGACTTAGAAGAGTTGACACCTAGTACTACATCACCAACTAAGAAACCAGCCGATGGTGCTTATTGGTTAGATGCTAGTTCAACTACATGGGGTATCAAAAAATACAACGGCACAGCATGGGAATTACAAACTGTTAAAGTTCCTAGTGCAAGTGAAATTAATGGTTCAGGAAATCCAAAAACAGCATTTGGTTCTGACAACGATTTTTGTGTAGTATATTATACAGACGCTGGTGCTACTGCAAGTACTATTAAGTTTTTCCAAAAACTTAGCGGTGCATGGTATCATTTAGGTTCAAGTAATTGGACAAGTGCAGTAAGTGGTTCAAACGGTGACTTCCAATTTGCAAGTCATTTGTTAATACCTACAACTAAAGGTGGAGGCGGAGCCTTAACATCAGGTGATGTATTTTTACAAACAACAACATCAAACAATGGTTCTAATGTTATTGTTAAAAAATATTCTACATCAAGTGCTCAATTCACAACTGGAAGCATTGTATTAAAAACACTTTCAGATTCAGTTTATGCAAATGATTATCCAACTCCAACAGTTGGCGATCTTTGGGCAGATGCAGATGACTCTAACTTAGGAACAATTAATTTAACAAGACATAATGGTGGAACAAGTTTAAGTGCTACATCAACAACTGCTTTAGCAGACGGAGTTGATCTTAGTGCTCATACAGGAAAAACATCAATTGGTTTTAAAATTAATCATGGTTCACAGGTAAATGTAACATTAGCAAATGTTGATGGTTCTAATGTTAGTTCAGTATCAGTTGACGATATTGCGGCTTCTATTACTAATGCATTAAGTTCTAATGTTGCAACAGCAAGTAATGTAGAAGGTAAATTGAGTATTACTGTAAGCAATGGTACTGATTTAGAAGTTATAGACGGTAATGTTGCAGGATTTACAGCATCAAACTTAAATTTAACAGCACAGATTTATTCAAACTTTGCAGATTTAAGTTATGAAGCAAGTTCAACAGCAATTACTGGTAATCCAGTAGAAGGCACTTTATGGTATGATAACAATGTTTCAAACACTAACATTGATATGTTATATCAAAATGCTGGCTCATGGGCAACATATTCAAATGATGTTCAATTTGCCGCAAGTGCACCAACACTACAAAGCGATGGTTCAAGTTCATTGGTAACTGGCGATCTATGGATTGACAGCAGTAACTTAGAAAACTTCCCTGTAATTTATAAAAGATCAGCAACTTCAACTTGGGTACTAGTAGATAATACAGACCAAGTATCTGAAGATGGTATTTTATTTGCAGATTACAGAGCAAGTTCATCAGGTAGTGCATACTCAGACGCACCAAGTGCCGCATTATATCCAAGTGGTATGTTGCTTTGGAACAAGTCTGCATCAGTTGGTAATGTTAAATCATATGATGCAACAAACAGCAGATGGGTTGATTACAGTGGTAACAAAGAAGACGGTTCACCTTACATGATGCGTAAAGCACAAAGAAAGGCAGTAACTAAAGCATTACAATCAACATTAAACAGCAACGATACAATAAGAAATGAATCTAATAGATTTAATATCTTAGCAGTTCCTGGATATGGTGAATGTTTAGATGAAATGTTGGCACTAAGCACATCTAGAAAAGACACAGTATTTTGTGTAGCAGACGCACCATTTAGATTGGCCGCAGACGCAACAAGCACTCAAAACTGGGCAACTAATTCTAGTACTGCTACTGAGAACGGTGAAGATGGACTTGTAAGTAGTTCTTACAACGCCGCAGTATATTATCCACATGGATTAGCAAGTAACCTAGACGGTACTAACGTAATGGTTCCTGCTTCGCACATGGCTTTGAGAACTATGGCATTTAATGACCAGGTTGCTTTCCCATGGTTTGCACCAGCAGGCTTCCAAAGAGGTCTTGTTAATAATGCTACAAGCACAGGATACTTAGATTCAACTACAGGCGAATTTACAGCAGTAAGTTTAAGTGAAGGTCAAAGAGATAGTCTTTACCTAAACAAAATTAACCCTGTTGGAAACTTCCCAGGTAGAGGTATTGCAGTATTTGGACAAAAAACTTTGAATCCAAGTGCAAGTGCATTAGATAGAATTAATGTAGCAAGATTGGTTATTTACATCAGAGAACAACTTGATGATGCAGTAAAACCGTTCTTGTTCGAACCAAACGACGAAGTAACTAGAGCAAATGCTAAAGTAGTAGTTGATAGATTCTTAGGCCAATTGGTAACACAAAGAGGTTTATTTGACTTTATCACAGTTTGCGATACTACTAATAATACTCCAGCAAGGATTGACAGAAATGAATTGCATATTGATATTGCTATTCAACCTGTTAAAGCAGTTGAGTTTATTTACATTCCGATCAGAATTCAAAATACTTTGGGTTCAACAGGCTAAGTTATACCCT